GCCCAACATACTTGTATGCTACACCAGCGGCAAATTGAAACAGCACAAGATAAAAATTATCTTGGGAGACAGAGTTAAGATTGAAGTCAGCCCATACGATCTCACTAAAGGTCGTGTGACATATAGATTGTAAGGAAAATATCATGCCGTGGATTCAAAACGTAGGGTTGGGCGATATCAAAAAAGGACTTCATATCGATGCTGGAGTTAACTCTATGTTAATTCAGATTGTTGATCCAGATACAGAGTTTCCTACTCCTCAGTATTCTTTCAAAGAAGTTCATCAGTTTAAATTTTTAGACATTGAAGCCAAGGACGAGTGCTTAGACGAAGCCATGCGTTGCAGTCAACAGCAGGCCAACGAACTGGTTCGACTACTACAACACGCATTAGAGCAGAGAATGAATGTTATAGTGCATTGTCATGCTGGCGTGTGCCGCAGCGGTGCTGTTTGCGAACTTGGCGTAATGCTGGGCTTCGGCGATACTGAAGTATTTCGCAGTCCTAACCTTCTGGTCAAACATCGTATGATGAAGGCCCTGGGTTGGACCTACGACCCCGATGAGCCTCACAGCATCAACGGTGTAACAACTGAGTTTGGTATCATTCTCCCCAAGGAAATAGAGTGGGCAAATGACAACGAAAAAGTTTTTGTCTTGGCCGCAGAACGCAGAGCACGTAGAGAAAGAGAAGGTGATATATGATTAACTTGAATATATTTGAATTGAACAAAATTAAAAAAATCTGCGAGGAAGTGGGTACAGAATACTTTACACTGGAACAGACAAATGCTTCTGGTATTGGCAGTGTTCTTACGTTCATCTATGAAACAGAAATAGCAGATCATCCTGCTACAATATCAATTGAAGTACGTGGTGTAGATACTTGGTAACTGTGGTGTTTCTACAACACCCCGTTGATTTTGGTTGACGGGGTTTCTTTTTGGCGTTATAATAGTGGCATGATACAAGTAAAAAGCAAAACAAAAACAAAAGAATTTGAAACCCTAGACTTAGCAATGAGCTGGGCCAAGCATGTAAATGAGTTCGTTACCATCACAGTTAACGGAATGGAAATAGTAGGACGATTTGGAGCAGACAGTATTGTTGACGGCAAGTGCCCAGACGGTGTTGACTATACCTGGAGAAAACGTAGAATTTAAAGAAAGGAGGGCATTATGCCTAGTGTATTTTTAGTAAGCGATACGCATTTTGGACACACCGGTGTTTGCCGCTTCACACGTAACGATGGTGTTACAAAGTTACGTCCATGGGACTCAGCAGAGGAAATGGACGAAGCTATGGTCAAGGCCTGGAACGAACGTGTAAAACCCACTGACAAGGTCTACCATTTAGGTGACGTTGTTATTAACCGCAAAGCATTGGGAATCATGCGTAGGTTAAACGGTGATAAGGTGTTGATTCGTGGTAATCACGACATCTTCCGTGATGACGAGTACCGTGAACACTTTAGGGAATTGCGGGCATATCACGTTATGAACGGTATGATTTTGAGCCACATTCCGTTGCACCCGGAATCTTTGGGTCGTTTTGGTACTAACATACACGGGCACACACATGCTAATCGTGTGATGTTACCCGGGTTTGGTGGTAAGATCACTGACATCGTAGATACTCGTTATCACTGCGTTTGTGTGGAACAGACCCCTGATTTTGCTCCTATTTTGTTTGAAGACGTAATTGCACGTATTGAAGCAGAAGGTGGTAGCATAGGGTTTAGAAACGGAAACGGGCCTACAGCAGATTAGAACATAGTTCTATATTAGGCGCTAGCCCTAAGGCGCTTTATAAAAAGGGCAAAATAGCACCTTCGGGTGCTATTTTTTTGACTCTATGTTCTGATATCCGCGGCATAAATATATGTGGTAGAACAATTCCAGGAGTTATAGATATGCCCTTACAGATTCGCAGAGGCACCAACACACAAAGAACGGCAATGACCCAGCCATTGGCTCAGGGAGAATTGCTGTATGTAACCGATGATCAAAGATTATACATCGGAAACGGAACTACACTGGGTGGTGTCCAGATTACCGGATATACCAATGAAGACGCACAGGATGCTGCTGCTCAACTGTTTGCCAATGGCACACACACCGGTGTAACCTTTACCTATAACGATGCCGGTGCTAGTATATCCGCATTGGTAGACCTTCTAAATTATACAGGAACCATAGGTGGAGTATTTAAAGGTAATGTAGTAGCTGAAGATTCTACCCTACTCGTTGATGCTGCTGCAGGAACAATTGTTGGACCGGTGTTTGCCAATGTCACCGGTAATGTCACCGGTAATGTCACTGGTAATGCAGATTCGGCCACAGTTGCGACCACCGTGGCACTTACTGCTACTAATTCTACTGCTGCCAATCATTTCATTACATTTGTTGACACAGCCACCGGAAATGAAAATCTTAGAACAGACACTTCACTGACCTATGATCCAAGCACCAATACATTAACTGCCAGTACATTTCAAGGATCCCTGTTGGGAAACAGTGTAGGATTCCATGACGGCGATGTTCAGGGCAGCGTATTTGGTGATGATTCAACAAAATTAGTTGATGCTGTTGAAAATAAATTTTATGGTGATCTCGTAGCTACAAATGTGAATGCGGTTGAGATATCACATCCCGATAGTGGATTTGGTTTACAGGTTATAGCGAAAAGACTCTCTAGTTTTCAAGCATGTTATTATAACGGCACATCTGATGCCAGAACAGCAATCACTGCTGGGTCAAATGTGGGTGACTTGTCTATAAAAGGGTGGAACGGATCATCTTTTGCTTTTGCAGGAACTGTTTCTGCATCATTTGATGCAACAGCGATTCTTACAGACGATACTCCTAAATCTGCTGTTGCACTGGTGTCAGGCGGGGGTGGGTCAAACATCAACTACGCATCACTACAGTCAGATGGCGTGTTTTCGATGAAGGCAGCGCAGGTGGGTAGTTTTGCCAATACTACAGCTAGAGATGCAGCATTTGCGTCTCCTGTTGCCGGTACTATCATATTTTTAACTTCTACATTAAAATTCCAAGGATATACCGGATCGGGTTGGGCTGATTTAAATTAATCAGTATCCATATTGTTATTAATCTATAATTGGTATTCATAAATACCAGCATGATACATGGCCGCATATTTTTTGATCTAGAACAATTTATAGATCTCACAGAGTTTGATCGACAACACTTAGAAATTTCAAAAGGTATAGCTACCGCTAGACACCTAGCGTTTGATGGAATTCATGAAATTCCCGAAGGCACAATACATCCGCATGCGCAAGGAATTCAGGTAACTCCTTTATACGAAGTAGTCTCTATGTGGAAGTCGTTACCGGATGATGATCCTCGTAAAATTGCTGGCAAAGATCTAACGCATAATCAATTAACTGATTATTTAAAAAATGCCTTTGGTGCATATGATTTCTATCGATTGTTTCCTATTATAGAAGAACATAACATCATAGGAGAAGTGTCTGAACATTTTCCCGAACTATTAAAATGGATACAAAGTTTTGTATCTAATGGAATCCTAGACAGTCTTTATAGTTCAAATTTAATTTCTGTAGATGCGGGCGGAATTCCTTGGGAACATTTAGATCCCAGACAACCGGGAGAGACTCCTGGTTACCTTCCAGAATTTATACATATTAAAACCGATTGCGATCGACCTTTTTACATTCTTGATCCTGCAACAGGTCAGAAAACCTTTATGAATACAAGAGCAGCCTATTGGAATGAAGGTGATTGGCACGGCGGAATTCCTATTCAACGCCCGACATACACCCTAAGAATAAACGGTAGATTTTCAAAAAAATTCAAAAAAATAATCGGAATGCCCGACGAATGAGATACTCGTTGCATGAGAACGGGTGGACTGTGTTTGCAGAAGTTGATTTAAAAACTTGTACGCAACAAGAAGTCAACGATCTTCAAAAATTTCTTTCTTCTAATACTTGCGTTGTTATTAAAAATCAATCATTAACTATTGAAGAAGAATTAAGATTTTTAAAAATGTTTGATAATGCAAAATCACTATATCCTAAAGATGATCCTTTATTCAACGATTTTGCATTAGATATTGAAAAAGATCCAGACGGGATAATTTTTAGAGTTACAAAAGAACTCCGAGATGGAAAAATTGGAATGGCTGATTGGGAAGAAGGATTTAACTGGCATTGCGATACTCCAGAGGAATCGGATCGTAGTTCTATTCTTTACTTGTACGGAAAGAGAGGAACAGCGGGATCCAAAACTACTTGGAATAATAATGTAATGGCTTATGCTGATTTATCAGACGATATTAAAAATCAAATTAAAAACTTACATTCTATTTACGGAAACATTTCTGCTCCAAGTGCGCCCGATCATGTGGGAGTACAATACAACACTATTTGGACTCCGCCGCTTGTTCACAAAACTTTAACAGGAAAAACAGGAATATATTTTGCGCCCTTCCAGCTAGGTAAATTTGTAGAACTTACTCAAGAAAAATCAGACGAAATAAAACAAATACTTTGCAATCATATATTAAATGAAAAATATCTGTATCACCATGATTGGGAGGATGGAGATGTTGTTATATCGGATCAATGGAATGGAATACATAAACGTTGGCCGTTCAATAAGATGGACATTAGAGTATTACATAGAGCAGGAATGGACTACACAGGAGTTACTAAATGATACAGTACAAATTACACGATAACGGCTGGACTATTATTCTTGAGAACTTTAACATTAAAACTGCTACACAAGATGATATCAACGACATATCAAAATTATTAGCAACACATACTCTTGCAGTGATTAAAAAACAATCATTAACTATTGAAGACGAAGTTAGAATTGCTAAAATGTTTAAGAATCCGCAACAGTTTCATGTAGATGTGGAAGGTTCGTTTGATGCTGAATGCTATCGTGGAGCAGAAGTCGATGGCTCAGAAAAATATATTCTACGTGTTACTGGCGAAAAGAATGAACACGGCTTACCTGGAATCGCAGGGTGGACCAATGAGATGGTATGGCACTGCAACGATCCTCACGATCCTTTAAAAAGATCATTGATTTATTTGTATTCTGTAAAAGGGTCAGAAGGATCAAGAACTACTTGGAATAATAACATTCTGGCCTACGACGAACTAGACAAACAAAAAAGAGAACTATTAGAAAACCTTAAACTTGTCATGGCTAACTGGGCTGAAAATGATGCCGATGTTTTAGCAGGATACACAGGTGAAGCTCTTGACGGGTACACACCTAATTTAGTTATGCAAAACATAGCAGGTAAAAAAGGATTTTATTTTCCATTCTTACAAATTTCTGGATTTGTAGGATTATCACAAAAAGAAAGTAAAGAGATTATTAGTTGGTTATCAGAGCATACCATACAAGACAAATACTGCTATCATCACGATTGGGATGATGGAGATATTGTTATAGCTGAGCAATGGTTGGGTATTCACAAGCGTTGGCCGTTTGAGGCCATAGAACACCGGCTTTTACATAGAATGGCGTTTGACTTCCCAGATCAAGATTATAATTAAGGCAGTTCGTCAATTACCTTATATTCGCCAGTGACGTTTTGTTTAACTGCTGCATCTTCAATCAATTGTTTCCAACCGTCTAGAGCATCATGTCTAGCAATAATCATATGCATACGATCTTCGTTGCTTTCATTAATCACAGAATGATGGTAATGTAAATTCATAGCATAGACACCTCCTGGCTCCATGATTATTTCTTCGCCATCACCCCATATCCATTTGCAACCTACAGGGTTATTAAGAGCAACATTAATGTTCTCTATTAATTTTATACTAGAATCGCTATGTAATGCAATCTTGCCGCCTGCACGTAACAACATAAATCTAACACGACCATACTTGTTGCAAGGAAATGTTTCTTTTAACCACTTGGTCGTCACAGGGCATGATTCAGCGATTTCGGTCCAGTGCATATCGTTACTGGCGTCTTTGCCTTTCTTATAGCCATAGGCATCATAGTTCTCGTGTTTGTCCCATCCGAGACCGTGTATGGTTAAACTTTCCCAACCATGTGAATCCTCGTCTCCTCTATGAGGACTAAATTTATCGATCAATGCAAATGCTTCTGCACACATTTCGTGATAAGGCAATGATATATCTAATTTCAGATAGCGACCTTCTGAATGATAATATTCTTTCATCACTTAACTCCAAGAGGACGTTCACTGTCATGCTTCCAATCCTCTGCATGCCACTCAGGTGTTTTTAATTCTTTAATATCTGTATAAACAAAATTACCTGCAGTATCTACTCTTTTATTACTATTTGATTTCCAAAATCCATCAGCAGCTCTAGATGTTGTAATCAACATTATATTGGGATCTTTGTTTTTAAGTTTTTGCAACAAATTATTTTCGCAGCTTATGCGATATTTTAAACTAGAACTAGCGACAAACGGTGCATGGTTATATAAGTCACTTAAATTTAATAGAGTTTTTTTATCTTCATCCAACCAATTAAAATTAAAAGATGCAGTATAATCTATGAGTATGTAATTGTATTTTAAACTTTTTACCCGTGACCAATGAGAATCCCAATCATCGAATGTTTCTAAAAATTTATTCCATTGCTCGGCTATTTGATCTTTGTAAGTATCTGGAATATAAGGAGGATTGTTAGGCAGCATTGGTTTATGTTCCCAATAAAAATCTGCATAATTTTTTCCGTCCCAGTCGTCCACCATCTTCTTCATGAACATTAGACAATTATAGTTAATGTCTGTGAAGATAACTTTTGTGTCATTTGTAAACCCAACAATTTCTAAATTCTTGATCCAATTAAATCCAATACCTACTGTGGCATATTGTTCAACCGGACCATCAAACGGCAAGTCTGATTTCAGCCTGTCTGAATTCCAACCAGCAAAAAAATTATTACAGAAAAATTGATAGTATTTTATATCTTCCAATTGTCTTAAGAACACGTGATCATACTCATAATACAAATATTTTTTACTGTCTCTTATTGCTCTACTTAAAGGTAATAATTTTTTATCGTGTTCCAACCCAACATTTAAAATATTCCAGCCGTGAAGTTTGACAGAATATGTTTTAAGTTCCGTACCTTTAGATATCCATACAGGAATTTCTGGATCCTCATGCAAATATTCTTTGCTTCGAAGAGGAGCAATTTGCTGATAATCTATCCATTCCTCGTTGCCTACATTAGGTAGATCTAGTTCTTTATATTGATCAAGATTGATAATATAAAATTGTCGATGCAATTCAAAACAGGCATTTTTCTTATAATAAGAATGATCACCTCTATCAAGTATATGCCCTGCTATAAAAAAATCTTCATTGCATTGCTCTTTAACAGCGTCAAATAATCTATCAGATAATCCTAAACTGGTACCTGCTGAAATAACTATCGCATGTTTATAACCGTCATCGGCAACTGCTTTTAATAATTCATCTTCATCTTTGCTAATAAAAATATCATATCCGTGTAAGTCACATCTATTAATTAAAAAATCAGTTAGGTTGACACATATTTCTTTAGCATATCCACTCTTGCAATCGTCAGTGATATCTAAAATACAAAAAACTATTGATCGATTTTTCTCAGATCGAAATCTCATTACCATTTTACCTTCTCCAGTTGATCTATAAAAATGTTTACGTTTACCTTCCAAAATGTTTGTAGGTGGCCTCGATATTCTTTTTCAAAAGCTCTAGTTAATACTCCTGTCTTTTCTAGACTAGGGCCCCATACACTGTGTACCAATCTTTGTGTTCCTACTTCACTAGGATGACTGGTGATATACATATCCCCTTTAGTGCCTACCCACTCTATGCAGGTCGGCATTAGATATTGTGCTGTAACATGCTGATGTGTTAAAATCTGATTACGTGTTCGTAGCGTGTTTAAAGGTAACAGATCTGATAACACACAGGTTCTAGCACAAATTCGATAACCTTCTTCTATGCTGTGTGCGCCTACGCAGCCTACGGCCAAATGGTTGTAGTAAAGAATCCAAACGCACCACTCACGTTCATTCCGAAAACAATCAATCATTGCTTTCTGATTAGCATTATTTGCAAAACCCCTACGGTCTGCTTCAGCATAGAAGTCAGATAAATCTAAATCTTCTGTCCACGGAACTATTTTATACATTGTACACGCTCAATAAATTCTTTAGGATAGTTTGTGCTAAAACTAGCCCAACATAATTCATCCATAACTTTCCACGGTTGAGGTTTATCCCATTCAATGCCTAGTCTTTCTAGATGCTTACGCATTTCGTCTTGGCGTGTTGTGTAGATATGACTTTCAACTTCTGCAATACTGATAGTTGGTTCAGTCGCACGATAGGTAAAAAAATAGTTGATACTTTTTAATTTTCCATCAACTACAAAGTAACTGCTAGGATGCATACTGTATTTGTGCAATCCCATATTTTTGTGCGCTTGAATAATATTCAGCATTTGATCCTGCCAATCAGGTAGGACCTTATTAAAGTTCTCAGTTAGACAACCTGCCTGTTCCCAAAAGTCCGGACCTTCAATTTCCAAATATATTTTTTTACGTTCTAAATCTATCTCGAGAATTTTAGGAACCAAGTCAGGGTATTTGTTACGCATCTGTGTTAGGTAGTTTACTTCACGTAACCATTTTTCTTCCATTTTGTCAGGAGACACAACTTGGTTCTTACCTTTGTGATATTCTGTATCATTATGATACCATTGAACAAATACAGAGCTGTCTTCGGACATAAGACTTGTGTATATTAAATTATTTCGGCAAGGACCATTGCCAGGTACATTGTTGTAATAGTAATTAAATTTTCCATCCATACAGTAATTATCATAAATATTTGCCATGAACAAAATAAGTGATACTATTTCTCTGTGTGAGAATTGTTACAGACATGTACCTGCTGTAAAGTTTGAAAGAGACAATTCAATTTGGTTAGGTAAAACTTGCCCGAAACACGGATACCACGAAGAAATGGTAGATATCAATTCTACGTTTTATATCAATCAACAATACGAAAAGCGCAGGCCAAGTTCATATTGGTTAGATATCACCAATCGTTGCAACCTAGACTGCCCGCATTGTTATCAAATGCCCGACAACACCAGCAAAGATCCAAGCATCGATTACTTGTTAGCTGAAGTTCAGTCGTGGCCAGATAATGGATATCCTGTGAGCCTAGTTGGTGCTGAACCTACTGTGAGAAAAGACCTTGCTGATTTGGTGCTGGCTATACAGGCATTGCCCGGCAAGACCAGAAATGTTATAATAGTTACTAACGGTGTATACTTGGCCAAATGGGATTACGTAGAACGCTTTAAGGGAATACCTAGACTTAAATGGACATTCGGGCTTAACCATCCTGAGTACAACGGCGGACAAATTCGAGACAAGCAGATGATTGGTTTAGAAAATTGCCTTAAGCTAGGACTAGATGTAAAGACATTGACTTATACCTTGGCTGATTTAGAACAGTTGGCTGATGTAATGCACGAAGTACAGAAGTTTAAAATCAATGCTAGAATTCAAGTGGGTGTTGAAATTGGTCGAGTACCGGAAGGCGATTTCAAAGAATTATACTTGTCCGAACTAGTGGCTGTTGCCGAGCAGTTTTGCAAAGACAACAACTGGACATGGGAACCTGATTATATCAGTGGCAATCGTACACATTTTGCTGTTCGTATCAACGGCATCGAACATAAGTTTATCAAATGGTGTGATGTGAGAACCATAGATTTAGAAGAAGTACAGAGCGAGTCCTGGGCTAGCATTGTTCCCGGTAAACCCATGAGTCCACTATTGCATCAAGTTATTTTAAGAGATCAAGCAGTCAACCGAGGACAGATGTTGTTGGATACAGTACCTGAAAAATATAGACATGAATAAAATACACGATACAACATCAGTATGTGAACACTGCTACAGGCATGTGCCTGCTGTGCTTTTTGAACGAGATAGCTCTATATGGCTGAGTAAAAAATGTAAGTGGCATGGTGAAAGTGAATATCTAGTAGAACCCAATGCTGATTTTTACATCAATTACAAATATGATAGACCAACAAACAAAACATATTGTCTAGATATTACCAACCGATGTAATTTAAACTGTCCCCATTGCTACCAAATTCCAGATAACATGAGCAAGGATCCTAGTATAGAAGAAATACTTGATATTATCAATGCCTGGGAAGATGATGGATACGCCATTGCTTTGATGGGTGCTGAACCCACAACAAGAAAAGACTTGCCAGAATTATGCAGAGCCATACAAGCATTGCCAGGCAAGGCTCGTTCTATAATGATTTTAACCAACGGTGTGTATCTTTCTGATATCGAATATACCGAACAATTTGCAGACATGACCAATGTATTTTGGACCATAGGTTTAAACCACCCGGATTACCAAGGACACACAGTTAGAAAGAAACAAATGGAAGGCATTGCAAATTGCATGGCATTAGGAATGCCAATTAAAAATATCAGCTATACCCTTGAAACTATCAACCAGTTGGAGTATTGCTTAGAAGAAATACAAGAATTTGGAAAAACTCTTAGTCCACATAACTACAGAATTCGTGTAGGCACAGACATTGGCCGTCATCCTGGAGAGGAAAAAGTATACCTGTCAGAACTGGTAGATATGGTAATGGCTATTTGTGATAAAAAAGGATGGGAGTACAAGTATGAACCATCTTACGGAATTAGAGTACATTATCCGTTACGTATTAATGGTATATTAGTCAAGATAATTCAATGGCCTGATGTTCGTACACTTGACCTAGAAGAGGATCAAACAGAATCATGGGCAGACATCATACCAGGTAAACCAGTGTCACCGTTAGTACATCAAGTTATATTACGAGACGGGGCCGTAAATAAAAACTTGCCGTTATACGATACGGTACCAGAAAAATATCAAAGGAAATATGATGCACGGGATTAATAATCGACCCTACTTTGATATGACTCCATATCTGGATATGAATCAGTTTGATAAACTACAACCTGAGATATTAACAGGCTTCGCACTAGCACGTGAGTATGCTAAAGAAGGCACATGGATGAAGCCAGGATTTACTTTTAACAACATGAGCTATAAACTGTCATGGAAACCTATCTATCAGTCCATGGATGAGTTTATGGAGTTGCCTAAAGATGATCCTATATATCAAGCCGGCATAAAATTAATGCCAACAGATTTTAAAAACTTTCAACAACGCAACAAGTTTACACGCTTCCTAAAAATGGCAATGGGTGCATACGATCCATACATTTACTATTACTTGTGGGAAGAAGGTTCGTGGGATGATAGAACAGCACCACGCAAACTAACGCCAGAAGCAGAATACTTTCCTAATGTAGTTAAATGGGTTGAAAGCCTAGTAGGTACAGTGTTTGAAGACATTGGTCGTGTTATATTCTTTCATTGTGAAGCAGACGGCATTCCGTTTGAACATAGAGACTTAGATGCACGTAACGGTGTCGATGTAGTTAAACCACATCGCAACGAATTTATACACATCCGTCCTAATACAAAGAAGGCTATGTATCTATGGGATCCAGAAACTAAAGATAAGACATACTTAAACTGTCGTGCTGCATGGTGGAATGATGTAGACTGGCACGGTGGTGAACGTATTATGGAACAAAGTTACAGTTTGCGTATTGATGGCAAGTTTACAGAAGCGTTCCGTAAACAATTAGGCATAGATCATCTGGACACATACTAATGAAATACATAGGCAATTTTGTAGACTGGATCGATGAGCAAGGAATTATCGAACACCTTACGGCATGTCAAGGTGATCGTACTCCTGTATGGCAACCAGATAGATGGACAGGTAATCCAACTTTAGAAAAATTTACAGAAATGGCCCGACCTGGTTATTCTAATAACAAATATTTCTTTCATCAGATGAATCCAAAATCTAAAGAAATGCAAGCGTTTAAATTTACCCTGCCAGACGTTCCCGAAAAGCGTACACACGTTAATTGGTGGTTTGTTATGTTGTACCCTGGAGAGTTCCAAGCCATGCACATAGATCCACAATTAACTGAAGTCAGTAATCCTGTACGTTATACTATGTTTCTACAAGATTGGGAACCTGGACACATATTTGTTTATGATGATAAAGTTGCCGCTAACTACAAAGCAGGTGATTTATTCGAATGGAGTGATCCTATGACTATGCATGGTCCTGCAAACATTGGTTATCACACAAGGTACACTTTACAAATAACTATGTACGATTGAGATTAGAAAATGAAATTTGTTGGTAACTATAAATCTTGGATGGACGAACAAAAAATTATAGAGCACCTAGCATCTTGCAAAGGTGAGCGCAGTCCAATGTGGAAGCCCGATATCTATCACAGCCATCCGTTATTAGAAAAATATCTAGAACTTGGCAGGCCTGGTTATTCTGATAATCGTTTTTCCTTTCATTTATTAGGACCCAATTCTCCCGAGATGCAAGATTTTAAATTTACCCTGCCAGAGTTGCCTGAAACTCGTAGTACATTAAATTGGTGGTTTGTAAAATTATATCCTGGAGAGTTTCAAGCTATACATGTAGATCCGCATCTAATGGAGGTTAAAAATCTTGTAAGGTATACAATGTTCCTACAGGATTGGGAACTTGGACATATTTTTGTATGGGACGACAAATACATATCCGATTACAAAGCTGGAGATATGTTTGAATGGAGCGATCCTGCAACTCCGCACGGTCCTGCAAATATAGGGTTTAATGTAAGACACACCTTACAAATAACCATGCACGACTAAAATGTTAGATCAAAATCTTTTAAATTTTATAAAAAATAAAAGTCCGTCACGTGTTAGTACACTATCGGATATGATTCAGTTTGGTTGTTTACAGTATGCAAACGAATATTTTGATGAATATAGTAATTTTGGAATAGTTAAGTATTATTCTAAAGAAGAGGAAGATAATTCTAAAAAAGATTGGCCAGATGACTTTAGTTATTTTATAAATGACATAGGATTTAGAGGTAACTATCCTAGCCCCGATGATAAAAAATTATTTGCGTTTTTTGGTTGCAGTATATCCTTTGGGCAGGGTCTTCCAGAACATCAAATTTATGCTGATTTAATTTCTAAACATTATAATAAAAAATATTTAAATTTAGGAATTCCCGGAGCAGGCATTCATCGAACAGCACTAACGTTGTCTGCCGCATCAAAAATTTGGAATATCGAAACAGCAGTAATAAATCTCCCACCCTTTTCAAGACTCCACTATGTCGACACTAATAATAGATTACAATCAATTCTGTTAACTCATAACACTGATCTGAAAGATATAGAAAATGTACGTATTTCTATTTTAAAAAATTTTAGTAATCAATTTTTAGCAGCAGATTCTATAGATGCTATAGAATGGATATTAGATATTGCTAAATCAAAAAAAATTAATCTAGTGTTGTCTAGTTGGGACGATGATACTATTCAATTAGTTAGAGCAGGATTTAGTCTAGATATACTTAAATTTAATATGATTGATCAAGCAAGAGATAGTCATCCCGGAATACAATCACATAAAGCGTTTGCTGACCAAGTAATTAATACCCTAGCAAGTGAAACATAAACTTATTTGAAAGACTACCGTTAATACCGTTGTGCCAATCTCTATAACTATTCCATTGTAGAATAGATCCTTGTGGTTTGTTGTAATGATATTCGCGGTCTAGGATGAATAGTTGCCCTACACTAGGTTCACTTATAAACACAGAGTAACGTTTTATTTCACCATGCTTTAAATATTCTGTTTCGTTATCATCAATGTCGTAATGATAGCCAGTCATGTATCCGGGTTCTACACAACTAATCCAACTACGCAAGGCAGTTATTCCTAGTTGTTCCGCAAGGCACGATTCAATAAGATGATCAAAGTGTTTACCCGGGTAATAGTTAGTCCACTTAATTGATGATAGGTTAAAATTGGCGGCCGTCCATAGCTTTAACATCTCTGCATACTCTGGATTGTTCATGTTCCAGCGTGTAGGATCAACAGTAACTATCTTACCGTTTGATAAGTTGCTGATAACTGTATTCCAATCAACCATTGTAGACTTCTTCAAATATGTCAGCAAACACTGTATTGCCCCAGGATTTTTCTTGTAGATGTTTTGTTATTGTAATTTCAAAGAACTTTTTAAAATCAATAAAACCTTTTTCATCAGTTGAATGATCAAACCGATAGGCTCCATCCTTGCCTATAATGCCTTCTATAATTTTTCTTTCTATAAATCGTTCTTCATACGGAATAACAGCATAGTTGTCTATGGTTTTTAGCTGTCCGTTTTTTGAGATAAAGAAACAGTTTGGATACAGTGATACCTTCCAGAAATTATTTGCCTTTGTGGAAATAAAGAAGTCTTTCATTTGTGCTTTCCAATTAGGAACTTCTGCGTCTAGGTCTCTACCAGGAGTGAACAATACCTGTGACAGCGTTTCTTTATTCCATTCCATAAAGATTTTTCTATTATCATAGTCTATATCATACAATTCCGGTGTTGTTTTAAGATGTGATAACTCTTTTAAAAATTTAACATCTCGTTTAAAGAACCAGTCTACTAGATCTTCCGGTACTAGAATATCTTCGTTAGGTCTGTATGCTGGATCAATACAATAGTGGGCACACATTACTGTTTGCTCTGGATTGACTCTAGGAGTGTACAACAAATTTGAAGGGTATGGTGTTCCAGTTGGGTTTAGTTTATGATAAAAACTCCAAGTGCTTATATCTGTCATTGCTTACTCCAATTTAATTTTTTGTTAATATAACTTTGTACTTGGTCTTTGAATTTTTGATCCGAAGTATCTATCTCCGATACTCTGTGATCGTATATTTCTTCATAGGAATTTGTTTCGTAATAAGCAAACAATCTGTCTGACAAGAACGGATTGCATCCCCTAAGTCCGACAAATCCTTTATCAGAATAAAATTCCTGTACCAGAGACTCTGCTTGGTACCAATCCATGGTATTATGCTTCCATATAACCACATCGTTTCTGGTGCTGCCAACACCGCCACCTCTAGGTGTTGTAGATTTGAATATAACATTGCCTCCACTATCCTTAGATACTTCGTATCCTGGATTTTGTCTAGCTTCTAGTTTGATTAATCCATTGCTTACTAGTTCTTTGGTGAAGCGACTTTGGTTGGTAAGTGTTTCGTCATAGTCCGGCACTTCTAATATATGAGCACTTGCACTTTGTCTAGTCCAGTTGGTATTGAGCCAGTTCAATGATGTATTCCATGACTCCACGCTTTCTCCGGGTATACCACAAATCATCTGTATATTTGCTCTGTAGCGGTTAGGTGCATGTGTGTCAGTGTATGCTTGAAATGCCAACAATCCATCTTGTAGTTTATCGGGATCCATGCCTTTGCGTACAAGACGACCTGCTTCGTGATTAAATGTTTCAATACCCATACTATGTCCCAGGAACCCTAATCTGATATAAGTGTCCCAATATTCACGATGCTTAACTACCAAATCTCCGCGAGCAAATCCGCATATCCAAGGATTGTAGTCTAGTTCGTCTACTGCCTCGGCATACTTCTGTAGCTTCTCTGGACGATCATTAAATGTTTCGTCCATTACTCGCCAGTTCTTGATACCCCATTTTTCAAATCCGGTTTGCATTTGAAGTTTAAATTGTTCTTTGCTTACACTAACGTCCTTGGCCTGTCCTATAATAGGAAAGTTACAGTAAGAGCAACTAAACATACAACCACGAGCTGTTTCAATCTGTGGGCATTCCCAAGGCATCATAAAGTCACGTGTTTCATAGTCCACTAGATAACTGTCTAATGGAGCACTAGGATAATGATACAATCCTCTTATAACTTTCTTACTGCCAAAGAACGCAGGATCAGTTAATAACGGTACACCAAGGGTTCCGATAAGATGCTGACATAATGCCAGTACAGCATTCTCACCATAACTGTCTACCCAATAATCTACTCCTTCAGCAGGTGTAACCAAGGCATTGTTACCGCCTACTACAACAGGTATAGTAGGGTATGTTAGTTTAAGCCATGCAATGAATTCGTTTAAGTAAGGACTCCATGGATTTAAAAATGCTGTGCCAAAACAGAACATGACTGTTTTGTCTGTGGTACGTGAACGTACTAGTTCTTGTAGTTCTTCTAATTTCCAGAATGCTGCGAAGTCCATAACTTCTGCATCCCAGTCATTCATTCGCAAGTATGTAGCTACTCGGTGACTCCAAAGAGCACGTTCCCATCGTTTGCCTGTTAATGAAAAGAACAATACGTGATTCATGCCAATTTAAATTCTTCTGGTAAAATATTTGTTAGGGATTCTAGTTTATTCTGCTCTATGTTAAACTTTATTGATAATGCACCTTGTATGAAGTTGTTTATAAAACCTAATTTGTTTGCTTCGTTGAACCAAGGACTCAGAGTGTTGTCAAATAAGAATCTAGCATAGTTGGGATTTTCCATGCTTGTAACTAATGACACTTCGATGGGGTTGAACAACTTGTTTTTCTTTAACAGTTTACGTATGACTAATTGTACTCTTGCCTTACGCCCAAAGTTTGTTGCCGTATGCAAAAAGCTAGCATCCATGTCATACCAAATACCATCTTGTGATAGCGGGTACATTGTTTCTTGCACTAGGTTAATTAGATAGCTGTTGTCACCCAATATGTTTAAATGATATCTATCGTCTATATCTGCATGGGTTTGATAGCAATGGCCGGGATCTAAAATAATAATCCTTGCTTCTCCTTTAATTACAGGCAACGAATTATACAATGTTTCCCAAACTGTTCCCTTATACTCATCTTTTAAAATCCAAGGGTCATAGAAAAAATCGCCAGTTGGCTGGTTGATTGTTGTTTTCATTTCTCCAGTGGGCAAATAATTCAAAGCCTCTTGAAATAAATTCGGTTCAACTGTATATTTGGTAGGAGTGAGCATGAAATATTTATGTGCTACTATTATGGTGTAAATAAAACATGAAGATTAAAATCGCAACAGAATACGATCCAAAATTTCTAGAAACAGATAGACCGCAACCTCTGGTAGATAATCGAATTGAATCTTTAATACAAGAGGTGCTATCTGGTAAATTAGACACAGATATAAGCGACCAAGTTTATGTAAATTTTAAAAAAGAAATGGCTGATTGGCTAGCAGCCAGTGAACTTAATAATATAACAGGGTTCGATAGTTTCCATCGTGTGGACATAATCAATGGTTGTACACAGTTTATCGATAACATTTACATGCAAGGCCAGCCACAGGTGTTAATTGGCGATTATAGATATCATGCTAGACTAGGTAATTGGTGGTCTAGTCCTGGATTACTTAGAGAAGGTGTGCCATTAGTAATTGCTATGCCTTTTCCGAGTACAGGTGCAGTTCATACACAAATGAAGGATATATTAGATGAGTGTTTACAAAAAGAGATTCCAGTTCATATTGACGGTGCTTGGCTCACCTGCTGCCGAGACATTGAGTTCGATATCAGTCATGCTGCTATTCGCAGTGTTGGCATCAGTCTATCTAAAGGGCTAGGCCTAGGTTGGAATAGGATTGGCTTACGTTGGACTAGACAAACTGCTGCCGACAGTGTTACAATAATGAATGACTTTAACATGAATCTCCGTGCACCGGCCATGATTGGTTTACATTTCATCCGTAACTTACCACCTGATTATTTGTGGAATACCCACAAAGAACAATACTATAAGGTATGCTCAGATTTTGACTTGACACCAACCAACAGCATTTATTTGGCAATCAACAACGGATACCCTGTCGGAATCAGTCCCCTTATACGGTATTTAGAAAATGCCTAGGTTAATTACATTCGGTGATAGCTTTACTTACGGTCATGGATTATCGGATTGTCATGTACCTGAAAAAAATTGGCAAGGCCCAAATCCTAGTAAATTTGCTTGGCCACAAATATTGGGGGATATGTTAGGTATCGAAGTTATTAATAAATCAATATGCGGGTCTAGTAATATACAAATTTTAAAAGAAATTCTAACATTTGATAGTTTTCAAAAAACAGATACAGTGATAGTAGGATGGACATTTAATCTGCGAGATTGTATTTTTAATAAAAACATATTAGGGGTCGAATCGGAACTTAGAGTGAGTGCTTGGCATAATGATAGCGATATTGTTAAAAACTATTTCAGTGTTCACAACGATCACGATTTATCAGTTAGAACAGGACTGTATATACATCATGCAGAATCATATTTAAAAACAAAAGAAGTCACACAATTTCAATTTTCTGCGTTACATCAAGGTTGGTATAATACAGATGGACTGCCTATTTTTATCAAGGATCCTGAACATTTTATTTTTGGTAGAATCATCGACCACAACACAGACATAGCATTGGATAATAGTCACCCAGGACCTGTAAGTCATAGCAACGCGGCTAAAAAATTATATGAGATAATCAATGCACCAAAGTAAAACATTTTGTATGCATCCTTTTACAGGATTAGCTACTAGAGAAGATGGCGCCATATGTGCTTGTTGTCGTAGCCGCCCTGTTGGGTTTATACAAAAAGACACATTAGAAAATATTTGGAACAACGATACGATGCAACGTATTCGTCGACAAGTATTAAACAATGAACGTCCGCCAGAGTGTGAACCTTGTTTTAGTCTAGAAGATCAGGGTGTTGAAAGTTTACGTCAACGTCATGTAGCTGGTAAGATTCCAGAAGCACGAATTAACCTGTATCCTAATACACCACTATTAGAAATCATGCCGTTTGAGATTCCTACCATGGAACTTAAACTAAACAATTTATGTAACCTTAAATGTCGTATGTGCCATCCAATGGACAGTACTAGTTGGAATGACTGGAGTGAAGTAAAAGACTTTTACAAAGCAGAGGGCAACATCATGTATGCTATTGTAGAAGAACACGACTTAGAACGTAGGCCTTTCCTAGACAAATTTCAAGACAGTCCAGAATGGTGGGCTAGTTTAGAAAAATTGCTTCCGCACTTTAGACGTGTAGAGTTTGCTGGCGGAGAGCCATTAATGGATCCACAGCATTATCGCATACTAGATATGCTTGCACCATACGGCAATCAAATTGAAATTAAGTATGCCACTAATCTAAGTATGCTAGGTAAAAGTAGTCGTACTGTTTGGGAATACTGGCCTAAGTTTAAAAGTGTTGCTGTCAATGTCAGCATTGATGGCATAGGAAAAAGTTATGAGTATGTTCGAGGTAATGCTAGCTGGGCAGAATTAATTAACAATATTAAACAAATACAAACTATTCCGAATATTAGTCGCATCGTTGGTGCTGTTACAGTACAAGTTAGTAATGTGCTTATATTAGATAAAATAATCGAATACTTCTTAGATGACTTGGGAATTATATTTCATACGCACCGTGTAGAATATCCTAAGGTATTATCAGCACAAGTGTTACCACGTGAATTACAAGCATTAGCGATAACAAAACTTCGTGCTGTTGAACACCGTCTAGAAGAATTTAAGATGGTTAAGAAACATCCCGAACTATTATCTTATACACGCGGACAAATACAGGATAACATCAATTACTTGATGTCTCGAGACCAAAGCGATAAGTGGCAAGATTGTGTATCTTTCAATCAAGCATTGGATTCTACCCGCAATCAAAGTTTCTTTGATGTTACTCCAGAGTTTAAAAATTATGTTTAAGATTGTATTAACAAATAACATAGAAGATACAGAGCTAATTTTTAAGGTGAGAGAAACATCCATTGCAAAAAAATGGTTCGCTGAACTTTGTAAAAATTATTCTATATATGAGAATGATAGATTTAGCAATTGGGGTGCAAACTATGAATTGATAAATGACATTAATAAACAAATTGATATAATTAATCAATATCAATATATTGTAGATCAAAAAGTATCTGTTACAACTACACAAGATCAACTCAATTATCTACACAAATTTTTCGAAGATCTTAGAGGTGATATTGTAATAGGAACTACATGGTTTCATAATGCTCCTGTAGAAGTACAGATAGCATTAGAAAAATTTAACATAAGAATTCATCAACTGGAAGAACAGTTGAGGTCTCCTAATTATCCTACACTTGTAGTAACGTTCAAAGACCACAATAGATGCCTTCTTACAGATGAAGATGTAAAGCATTTTACTTTTAATTGGAAAAAAGGAACGGTATACATAAATTATTGCCATGTAGGAAAACCTGTTTTAGATGTATTCAAAGACCATGACACTATCACGCAGGGTGTGGTACCACAAACACATTACAGTGCAGACTTCATGATAAAATTTGGACCGTCAACAAATTATCTAATTTTTGTTCTAAGAAAAATAATAATCAATATATGGTTGAAATTTCAAAAGTTCAAATTTAAGAATCCAAATATAGGCTATATTCCAGTCGCTGATATCATCGGCAATTTTGATATAGAAAATTATAGAAAATTTAATAGAGTAAAAAAAATCGAATGTATAAAGTAACTAGTGCATGGCCGCATCAAGATCAAATTAAGATAGAATGGAACCTTGGCAAACGGTGTAACTACGACTGTACATATTGCCCAGCAAGCATACATGATAACTTTAGTCCTCATACAGACATCGATATATTAGAACGCACAGTGGATAAGTTGTGTGAACTAGGTAAGCCGTTGCGTATCAGTTTAACTGGAGGAGAGCCTTGTGTGCATCCAGACATAGAGGATCTATTAGAGTATTTTAAACGTAAAAATATATTCTGGGTCAACCTAACAACTAATGGAACTAGGGGGTATCGATGGTATTTGCAGCACGAAATGTTTTTTAATCATCTTGTTTTCAGTTTGCATTTTGAACAAGACTGGACAAGAATATTCGATACCATTATGAAATTCTACGACGAGACTGATCGAGACTTTTTTGTTAATGTAATGGCACATCACAATTACATGCACAACGTAAAAGTTGTTGTTAAAAAGTTTGATGAACTGGGAATTAAGTATGCCATTCGTAGAATTCGGTGGACTGAAGGCGACCATAACGTATTCGACGATTTAAAATACGATGGCAAGGATCTGGAATGGATTTTAAAACACGATGCTACAGTTAAACCAAATTGCCGTATTGATGACAGTGAAGTCATGCATAGCAACGATGTAATTAAACTTCACAAAAATCAATTTAAAGACTGGACTTGCAATGCAGGCATTGAAAGTTTAATGATCAACTGGGACGGTGAAGTACATAGGGCAACGTGTAGAGTGGGCGGAAGTCTTGGTAATATCTACACAGGAACATTTACTGCCCCCAATGCTCCGATTTCGTGTACTAGAGACTGGTGCACCTGTGCAGCAGATATTCCGTTAACCAAGTTTAAACTTTGATTGTTGTGTTTCGCATGCGCACAAGCAACTCTTAATAGAACATATAGATGGTTTAAATTCAGGATCAAATTTTTCTATAAAGTCGTTGTCTAAGATATTGAAAGAATAGTCAAGCCCATAAACCTTTTGTTGACACGATCCTTGTATTGCCCCAGTCCATTCTATAAACACATTATCTAAACCTATGTCACAACTCCATCCTTCAAATGCTGTCCAGTTTTCGTTAATGTATGTGTTAGATTTGGATTTCATAGTTTTACCGTTATCGAAATACGCAACACTTTCGTGAAGACGTATTTCGCCAGTGAATATTAATTTTCTATTTTTCCAAAACCATAATAGACTAGGTATTCGTTTCAACGAGTTTTTTAAGAATCCTTTTTGATCTTTTGTTAATTGTATATCGTTAGCATCTATGACTTTTATGCCTTTGATGTTTGCAACAGCTGGTTCGATAACTTCGCAAGTTGTTATGAACCAAGGATGCTTGCTGTGTTTTTTCATGTAGGCAATTACATCAATGCCTTTTTGCCAATGTTTCCGATCCATCAAAACTTTCACAGTAACTTTCTTACCATACTCAAATAACGTATCTGCTACCGCAATCATGTGATCTGGGTCAGCTTCCGCTATGTGATAAGATAGTCCAGCATTATCTATTAGATGACCGTATTCTTTCCACCATCTAAGTGTTCTTGAACCATTACTAATTATCGTAAAGTAGATATCATTTTCTTTTTTAACTGCTTCAATAAATCGTCCCAGGTCTTTCCATAGAGTCGGTTCGCCGCCTGCTATACTGAGATGTATTTTTGTTTTGCCCAATTTGGTTCTATATTGCACAATCATGTGATTGAAGTTCTTGATTATGAGATCCAAGTCTTGCGGGGAACGATAATCACCGGCATTGCTACCGGGCCAACAGTATTCGCATCTATAGTTACAAACATTGTTGGGATTCCACCTTATGGCTAAAATATTAGATTTCTGGGTTGATACAATTTTTATAATTTTCATAGTAAATGCGCTAGTTCGGGGAACGTCTCTTTAAAATCTGTGCCACGTTGTTTATCCATTGTAATAATATAATCTTTAAAGTCTGGTAATAAATTGGTGTGATCTTCTTTATCCATCCAGTCTAGTATGCCTTCCCAACGTTTCCAGCCATATGGGTTGACTTCCCAAAATTCTGTATCTTGTGTGTAGTTATCCCACAACCATTGCTGTAGTTCGGCAAACAAATCACGTACAGCTAATTTATCTTCTTTGGGTAGTACACGCAGACTCAACCAAGTTGGAATCCATAGCAAGTGTACACCTACTAGACCGCCACCCATTACATGACCTGCTGCATTTAGATCAAAGTTTATCTTGTTAAACTTCATACGTACCTTCCACTTGATGAAATCCGGAACATGTTTGATGTTTAGTATCTGTACAGCCATAGCGATGTTGGTCTGTATATTGTCTGGTGCATTGTCTAACTTAACTAAATTACTTTCCACTTCTTTCCAATCTAATGGATGGCGTATATATTCTCCACGCGGACCTATGCCGTCTAGGCTAACACCGACTTTGACTTTGCGAAACTGGCTCCAGATCTCTATAATCTCGTCATTGACAAGGATGCCGTTGGTATTGTAGCGTAGACTGATCTGCCCGGCATATCCTCGAGCAATGATTTCTAATAAGAATACCTTATGCTCTTTGATCAATAATGGCTCACCGCCTGCGAAGTACAACTGTTTGATATTAGGTATCTGATCATAAATTTCTTCCCAAAACGCAGGATTTTCATGCCACTTGTTATTAAAGTCTGAACCTTGCCAACTCATTTGTTTTTTAATCAACTGGCTAGTGAATATAGGAAATACTTTTTTATGATCAGGAACCCACATGCTACTATCATGCGGACTACACATAATACATTTTAAATTACATGTATGACCTAATCTTAAATCTAGGTATTGCAGTTTATAAGGAACTGAGCCGTCTAGTTCTGTTTCAGTTATTAGCTCTTTGATATCGATCTTTTCATTCAGATGCCAAGTCCCGGTTTCCCAAATACGTTTACTAGCAATGCCTTCTGCTTCTTCTTCAAAGCACTTAGTACAGCTAGCAGGAACTGCTCCTTCTAACATAGTCTTTCGCACCGACTTCATATAGTCATTGTTGAATGCACTGGTGGGAAGATCGTTGGCAAAGTTTGCTGGTTCCCCATCTTCTTTTTTAACCAGTCCCACTGTGTAGTCTCCGGAGTCTGCGCCGCTGGCATTAGCCACACAACATATACGCATATCCCCGTTAGGACGGGTTGCCAAGTGTATCCAAGGCAGTACACAAAAACTAGGACTGCCGGTCAAGTCTTTGATTTGTTTCTGCCAATCACCCAGTTGAGTGTTTTCTGGGTGTAGCCAAAATACTTTATTCATTGATTGATATCTCAGTTTCTTGCTCATGCACACCTAGGAAAGGACTATGTGGACCGCACATTATGATGCAGGTTGAACTGGATCTGTCCTTCCATTTTTGTTGCCACATGGTTTGCCATTGCTCAGATTCGATGATGTTTTTAAATCCAGATTCTAGTACGTTTAATCTTGGAAACTCTAGTACTTGCTGACGCACTCGTTCTCCTTCCTCAACAACTGAATCTTCTTCATATAGATTGTATTTTTTCAATAATTCAACATCGTAATTTGTATATAAAAATGCTCCGATCATACAGCAGGGGCTTAATTGATAATGTGCATCGATGAATAAATCTTTATCTGCAATTGCTACACAATTAATTTCATCTGCTTTTGGCCATTGTTGGTGCCCCTGAATATCCGACTTGCTAACAAATTTAATCACGCTGTCAGATGGTTGTTCGAGATTATACAGGAACTGCCCTTGATTATCAACTACAGGAAACGGCCTGCCGTGACGTCTACTAGTTTTCATAGTAAATTGTCTAAATCCCAATTGCTTAGATAAAACTTCTGCGTCAGCAACTTGATGTTCGTTGTGTTTGAATCTGATAAAATGCCATTCAGTAGTTCCGCCGGCATCGATAAATGTTTTAGCATTTCTTAAAATTAAATTATAACTAGTGCCTACTCGATAAAGATGATGCGTATCTTCCAGCCCATCTATGGCAAATATCACATTATGATCGTCTGGCAATGCAGATCTTAATGCTTTCCACCAAGCAGTGGATCTTAAACTACCGTTGGTGTGTATGTCTATTTTAATTGACGGTGCATTAACTTTAACGTATTCACACATTTTGATAAGATCGTTGTTTAATAAAGGATCGCCAAAGTTGCCACAAAAGTTAATAATTTTAAGCTGTGCTAGTACATCTACAGTAAATATTTTTATAAAATCTTCCAAGGACCAATCATTGATAGGTAACAGAGGATTTTCTAGGCCGCCGTGAATATTTCGGGGACACATAGGGCAACTTGCTTGACATCGATTAGTGATTTCTAGATGAACACTTTTAAGTTCGTTAAAATTAAACATTTGATTTTCCTATGATCATCCAGCGTGTGTATAAAGGTAATTCTAATTCGCCAGACCACATGACATCTATATGGCTCTGTTCTTTAAATTCATCTAGACTGTTAGCTGTACGTACATGCTCTGGTATATCATAATTATTACTTTGAAGAACCAGCAATTGATCTCTAGTGCGTTTGTCCAACCATGTAGCATATTGTTCTTGGGTGATATGTTCGCAACTAGTATTAATTACAATGTCCACAAAGGATATTAAATTACACATGTCTCCAGTGCCTGCTTGGAATCTGCCTTGTATCTCTTCGCCCTTGTTCATCATAGTGGCAATTGGTTCACATGCAGGATCGATGTCGAGGCTATAAATTCGTTTGATAGGTATGTCGCTTTGAAACAACATGCTGGCTAACACACCGACCCATCCGCCGTGTATTTCAATACTTGCTGGGCCTTCCTTACCTGAAAATTGTGTACTCAGTGCGTTGATAAGCCATTCTTTACTTTTGAGCTGACCCTGCCAGAAAGCATCCATAGTCCGCATAGGATCTGGACTCTGTCGAATGGCTTGCATCCAATAGTGTAGATGTTCTGTATCAATTTTCAAATTGTTCTCCCAGCTTGTCAAACTTACCGCATTGTTTAGAACATTCTTTAATTCCACATGTACTCCAACTGCTTTCTATTTGATCAAAATAACCGCTGTTAAAAATTTCATTTAATGTTTGCTTGTGTAGATTAGGCCAATGTCCTATCGTATCTAAGTATTGTATTCGAGAGTCTTGCGTAGGAGGCATTGGTTGTAAATCTAACCAGCAACAAGGAGTTATTGTGCCTTCCGCTGAGACATATATCTGATTGTCTTTCTTTGCTTTGCAATGAATAGATGGCAGTATGTCTTGCTCGGCAGTTAAAACTTTGCTGATCATATTATTGCTTTTAGATGTAGGATATAATATATATTGAGTTTTTCCTAGTTCATCTAGTACATGAAGCTTGCCATCTTTAAAACGACTTGTGTGTTTGACATAGAAATCGTTGAATCCCAATTCTTGGCTTAACTCACGGCATTGATCTATCTGATGTTCGTTGTGTTGGAAAGCTAACATATCCCAACGTGCATCACCGCCTGCATTAATAAATGCTGTTGCATTGTTGATAATTTTTTTCCAATCAGTATCTATCCTATATAGATGATGAGTATCTTCCAATCCGTCGATGCCAAATACAATTCTTACTTGTAGCCCTGCCAGTGCTTCAAACCATTCAGTTGTTCGTGCGCTACCATTGGTATGCATGACCAAAGTCATGTCTGCATTATTAGTTCGTAAATGTTTAAAAATTTCTAGTGTGTCTTTGGCAATAATAGGATCTCCAAGATTTCCACACATGCTTAGATGGTTTAATTGTTTTATAAAATTCGCAGGAAACCAATCTTTAAATTGTTCTAAGGTTATTTCTGTTAAATCAAAAAACGGATTTAAAAGACCACCATTGATGCGTCTAGGGCACATAGGACACCTAGCCTGGCACTTAGATGTTATTTCAAGATGTATGGCTCGTATCTGATCTAATTTATACATGTCAATATTATATTTTTGTTTTTAATTCATTGTAAATCATTTCTGCAATATTTCTATTTGTATTAGGACCCGGATGTCCTCTCTCGTTAGGTCCCAGTATGTCTCTAGCATTGTCTATATAGATACATTGTTTACAGTCTAATAATTCTGATGTAGCATAATCATAAGCAACTTCGTGTATCACTGTTCGGTCTTTCCACACCTGTTGAAAAATTTTCTGGGCCATCACTGCATTTGCAATGGTATTGTATTCTTTTTTCGACCACAAGTCCATGTAGCTGTCTTTCTCAGAATTCCACGGCCCATAATGATACAGTTCATATTTGTCATAGTACACGCATCTTGAATGATGCGGCCAAGCCATTATTACTGCTCGAGGGGTGGGATAGCCGGCTGATAAAATCACAGAATTATGTAAATTATAATTGATAGATGATCCGCCTTGTCCTAGATTTATAACCGGTATCTGCATGATGTTTTCTAGCTGCTGACTCAATGTATGAGCATCATCGACGCCTACACCGTACACATAAGAACATCCTAATATGACTATCGATTCTGCCCAATCTATCTTGTTAAATTCTTTGGTTCTATATCCTTTAGAATTATTAGTGTATGTGACTGAATGATTCCTATAATACCAATCTTCCGGTTGTATTTTTAAATTTTTTTCATACAGTTCTTTAGTATCTGTACCAGACCAATGCTTTGAATGTGGGGAATTATCTCCAGGTAAAAAATTATTTTTCTTTAAATGTTTGTCCATTCTGCAGTGAAAAAAATTATCTAACATGAATTGGATCTGTCCTTGGGTATTTTGCTATCAGCCGAACTCACACAGCTAGGTGTAATACAGATTCTTGGATTAGAAATAAGATCGAATCCATCTGTCAGAGTTCCTAACGGTGCATCGTGACAACTATACGATCTCTTGACCTCATTGCCTCTTATTATAACACTTTGATATCCGCTATTGCAAGTCCAACCTTGGAATTTATTAAAATTAAAAGCATTGAATCTTTCCGCTTGATCAAACAGATATTCTTGGCCTGTTTGATCATATAGTGCAATTTGATATACTTCCTCGCCGTGTGCTGTTTGAGGAAATCCAGTTTGTAATAGATTAATCATTTCTGCAGTATACCCATCGACTACTCGACTCGCAGTGGGATCGCTCTGTGGTTTGAGGGTGACATTGATTCCTCGAGCATGCAATCGAGCCATGCGTTCATACAGCTCATAGAACTTTTCAGGTACCATTACTTGGTTAACGGTGACATGGACCAACTCATACTGTAACTGTAGACACTTGTCTCCAAACTCTTGCTCCTTGGCAAACTCATCATGAAATGATGCTGTGATACTACGGCGTTGTAATAAAGCAGTATTAGCACACCATGTGTTCCACCATTTTGATCCTGGCGACAAATTGGTAGTCATGTGTATGCTCTGGTATGTGCTTTCTGTTTCGTCTAAGTGTTTTACCAAATCCGGCAATTGCTTGTATGCAGTGGGCTCGCCGCCGCTGAAGCTCCAATGGAATTCAGTAAATCCATTTTGTCGAGCCTGCCGTTTGATTTCGTCTATGGCGTTGGTGTAGACTTCAAATGATTGATAATCCATTCGGTCACTGCGAGCATACGGCCAACAGTAGGAACAGTTATAATTACAGAAACGGCCTAAAATCCAACTGGTAGAAAATAATGGACGCTGTAACATGGTGCGTTGACCAAATCTTACTATGCGATCGAATGGTATCTTTGTGAAGTCTTGTGTCATAATCTGACAGTATTTAACTACAAAATGCTTGACCTTTTGCGTTTGCGGTTATATACTGTATAAGTGGTCGTGAGTGGAACTTGGCATACCTCCGGTCCGTTGTGAAACGCATTTGGGCAAGGGCAACGTCTTAGACATCGCTTTGTAGGTTCGAATCCTACCGACCACACCAATTACTATCATAAGTAGTAGAACATAACTTAAGGAAAACATTATGTCAAACACAGTAGAACAATTAAAA